TATTAGGTTTTATTTCAACTAGAACTGTCTTCCCATTTTTGTATGTGATCTTAAGATCCATGAAGTATCTATGGTACTTCTTATCAACCTCATAGAAGTAAGGTATTACAACTTCTTCACTAGACCATGCGACAATATCCTTTGCATCATCACACCACTTGAACGCATTTCTTTCCCAAAGAGATCTAAAGACTACATTATCAGCATCACCTTTGTACTTAGAACGGTTTTTAACATTATACTTGCCAGAATATGCCATAGATACCTTATAAATAATAGAAACTTTTTTATATTTAGGTAGGCAGATGGCATACAAGAAAAACTTTAAGTTTCCTCTAGAAGATGATGGTTACAAGGGTAGGATAACTTTTGAGGCTATTCAAGAGAACTATAAGACTCTGCCTGAAACTGTGTTCAGTGGCTTAGTTGAAGCGGCTTCTCAAACAACTAATAGAGAACGTGCAACACAGCCTGAAACAGGATTCAAAGGACAACAAAAAACAGTCAGAGGAAATATACCTACACGTGTTGGTAGTGGGCGTAAGGCTACAATGTATTTACCTTCAACCTTACAGTTTCAGGATAACATTGAATACACTAATGTTGATCTTGGTATCATAGGTTCTGCAGCAGCAAACTCTTTGGGAGATCCGAATGCTAGTGGGAGAGCAGTTCTTGGTGCGATAAAAAATAATATCACACCAGACTTTGCTTCAATACAAGAGGCTTTCAATGTAGGACTTAAGAGTGAGGGCGCACAGGTTGCAGCACTTCGTTTATCTAGTAAGCTTAGTCCTGAAGTTCAAGGTGCTATTGAAACTACAACAGGCATTGCATTGAACCCTAACAGAAGATCTACTCTCAGAGGCATTGGAGTTAGACAGTTTAGGTTTACATTTAAAATGATTCCAACTTCTCAAGTAGAGGCAGAGGAAGTCAAACAGATAGTTCAGTTCTTTAGAGAAGAAATGTATCCTGATACTTCTGATGAGGGATTGAATGCGGCACTGAGATTTCCTAGTAAGTTCAACATAAAAATGTTCTATGACAATAAAAGAGTTGCAACTAAGATATTACCATCTTTCTTGGCTAACGTTGATGTTGTGTATAATGCGACAGGTATGGCTTTTCACAAGGACGGTAACTTCCAAGAAACAGACATTTCACTATCATTTGTAGAAGAAAGAGCATTGACTAAGAGAGATATTATAAGTGAGGTTACTGCAATAGATAATCCAAACTATGTAATATCAGCAGGGGCAGGATAATATGTCATTTTTTAGAAACTTTCCCACAGTGGCTTATAACTTTGGTAACGAAACATTCGATACCACGTTCCACAACCTTACGACTTATATTGATCTCATCGATCAAATAGCTGATGATGCGTCCTTCTATGAAAAGTATTATATTCAAGATGGTCAAAGACCTGATGTTCTTTCGTATGAGTTATATGGAACCTCTGACTTTTATTGGACATTTTTCTTATTGAACTCTGATCTTCGCAAGCAAGGCTGGCCTATGAGTAGTCTAGAGGTTTATGATGCTGCAAAGCTTTATTATCCTAATAGAGTAATCAATACCACGTCACGAATGCATGGAGAGTTTTATATTGGCGATGTTGTTGCGGATAGATCAGATCTTGATGAGTTTGGAACAGCATTTAAGGCTAAAATATTAGAGAAGAACTATGATCTTGGTCAACTTACAGTTAAACCTATTATTGATGTTAAGTCAATAACACTGACTAATGGGGGCAGTGGTTACACGTCTCCACCCACAGTAACCATATCGGGTGGTGGTGGTAAGGGTGCAACTGCGCAAGCAATTATGACCTATCTTGATGGGGATACTATACTTACTTCTCAAACAATACAATCAATAGCTGTATTGACAGGTGGTGAAGAGTTTACTAGTGCTCCAACAATAACCATATCAGAACCAAATATTGCAAATGGAACACAGGCAACAGCAACTGCACAAATATCTTCTTTCACACTGCCTAGAAATACTACTATTTTTTCACAACCCAATGAACCTAATGTATTATTGTGGGATGACGATTTGGTCCGAAGTTTAATCACTTCTGATAGCACTTTGCAATATAATGCTGCTGCGTATTATACTGACACTAATCAAAATATTGTTGATTTAAATATTAATATTGGTGGTGGTGTTGATAATCAAGTTGGACAACTAAATAAAATACCTGTCACATATCTAGATAGACTGATAGCTACAAATAATGAACTAAGAAACATTAACATATTTACGCCAAGTGTTGCAGCACAGGTAAGCAGTGAATTTCAAAAACTATTGAGAAGTTAAATGGCAACTCCACTAGTATCAGCAGAACAGCTTAAGATTATTAGTATTCGATTGGAAGCAGATCGATACAATCAACCCTTGTTTCTTTCAGGGAATGGTAAGTCTGGCGTTGTTGTTGAGGTTAATATATATGAAAACTTATCTAAGGGATATCTAACAGGCGGTATAATCATTCAAGATGATTTAGACATTTATAGGGTAGCTGATCTTGTGGGTACTGAAAAGGTTGTTGTTGAGTTTGAGTCTCCTGATAAATCATCAGGAGTGATAACAAAGACTTTTCTAATCGAAGAGATTACTGACAATATAAAGACCAATGATCAATCTTCTTTTTTGTCGATAGCCTTAATAGAAGATATAAAGTTTTACAACGATCTCATTAGGTTTAGTAAGGCATATACTGGAACTGGTGAAGAAATCATATCAGCTATTGCAAAAGACAAGCTTGGTAGAGAGGTTGTTATAGAAAGTAAAGTTTCTTCCTTCCAACAAGCATTTAGATACATTGTGCCTTTTCAAGATCCTTTGAGTGCTATTGATACAGTATTAAGTAAAATGACTACAGAGAGTGGATTGCCATTCTTTTTATATTCCTCTGTTATCGACAATAAGTTTTATCTCACTGACTTACAAACCATAATACAAGAAGAATCTTTTAATAAAGATAGACCTTTCGTGTTTGATCAGTTCAATACCGTTCAAAGCGATATTGAATCACAAGCTGTAAATATAACCAATTTAGATTTAGGATTATTAGAAAACACTTTAGAGATAGCACTAGATGGTGGTATGGGGGCGCAATATAACTCTGTCAATGCTACTACTGGATCTCCATTTAACTTTCATCTAGATATGAGAGATTGGTTTGCTAGACTAACAGAAGCTGAAATTTTCCCTAGAGAACAAAACTTTATTGCCTTTGATAAAAAGTTTATTGCAGATCCATCAAAGTTAAATAATAAGTCTATTACTGATTACAATACTAAAGTAGTAACTAGAGTTACTTCACAGCCTTACAATGACACGAATGGATTTAGTCAGGAAGCATATCCTGCAGCAGAAATATATACTATGATAAGAAAAAGTGTTATTAGTCATTTACTGAAAAACATATATTCGATAAACATGCCAGGATTACTTTTCTCTGTAAATAATATAAAAACATGTGTGGGGCATCAAGTTAGTATGAATGTCAAAAGAAACAACACTGATATTAGAACAAACACTACAATCGATGAAAAGAGATCTGGTGATTTTGTAATATTGGCAAAACGTCATTGCTTTGATGTTGTTGGGGAAAGACACACAGTCGCTTTAGATTTAAGTAAACTTGCAAGTCGGAGTATTCAAGAATGAACGAATATTATGGTGACAACATCCGATGGTTTGTAGGTAGGATTATCAGTAGTCAAGATCCTGATGAGGCTGGTAGATTTCAAGTTAGAATATATGGCATTCATTCTGAAGAAGTTGAAAATAAATATTTGCCATGGGCAGAAACGATGTTACCGACTACAGAAGGTGGTGTATCAGGCGTAGGTAAAATACCTCAACTAAAGAATAGTGCATTGGTATTTGGTTTCTTTTTAGATGGTGTAACTTCGCAAAATCCTATCATACTTGGATCTATGAGCCATATCGAACAACCATCTTCACCACAAGTAAGGGCGGCTGCAGAGGGTGGAAGAGTTAATCTTCTAGACACAAAGAACATTGGTAAAGAAGGAGTTATTGTTACTGAACAACAAAAACAAATCTATAGAAATGGTAATGCAGAGGTTGCAGAGTTAAGAGTTCTTGTTATGGATTTTTTAGTTAGTAATGGTTTACCAATAAAAGCGGCTGCAGGGGTATGTGGAAACTTAGAGGTTGAAAGTAACTTTGATCCTAATGCTAAACTTCAAAATGAAAAAGAAGATTCTAGAGGTATAGCTCAGTGGAACTCCAAATGGGGAAGATGGCAAAGCGTAGAAGCATATGCTGCAGAACTAAACGAAGATCCATATGATTTATTCTTACAGTTAAAGTTCCTTATATTTGACATGAAAACAAATCGTACACATAGATGTTGGGATCATTTAAGTAACCCTGCTAATATCGCTAACTTTGATGGTCCGAAAAATGACATGAACTCTACTTATCATTTCTTTCATAGATATGAGAGGGCTGCAGAAGAAGGTTATCCTAGAAGACCTTTGGCAGCAAGAGAAGCATATGATGGTTATCAAGCTTCTTTAAGGGCATCTGCAGAAAACAACTTAATATCGTCAGGAGCAGGTTAATGGCATTACCAAAGGAGAAGTTACAAGACGGTATCAATGCTATAGAAAGATTATTAGATCTAGAAGCCTCTAGTGAAAATACTAATATATTGAATGAAGTTTTTGACACGGCATTTAGCTTTAAGTATAAACCTGATAACTCTACATCAGGGGGTTTCAAAAGTGTCACTAGCTCTGATAGAGACATAATATCGAGTGTTGATGGATCTGTTCCTAATCAGATAAAAAAGAAAGTTGGTGTGGTGCAGTTAGATTCTAGTGCTAAGAAAGATGAACTAATAAAAAAAGTTGGATCTGATGCTACAGATTTATCCACCATTACAGGAGATAGTAGACTTTCAGAAGATGGGTTTTTAGATGTTGCTATTTCTGCACCATTTCCTGAAGCTTTGGCAGAGGTTGTTAAATCCACAACCACAGCAAGTTCAGCCCAAATAACAAATATTGTTGGAGATAATGTTGCGACAGAACTTGCAAGAGATGACATACTTGACAACGTACTAGGAGATGTTTTAAACACTACTAAAGGATTATCTTCATTAGCATCAAACACATTTATAAGTCAAGTATCATCTTTAAATAAACTAGTAAATAATTCTTTTTCTGGATTTTCAGGTTTGGTTGAAAACCTAGTAGAAAAAACTTTTCAATCAACAGAAACTCTCTTAGGATCTGTCGCTAAAAAAGGAGATGTTTTATTAGCTATTCCATCTGATGATATAAAGGATATTGTAGAGCTTAGACAAAAAGGTGATATAGATAAAGCTGTTTCTATCTTGAAAAAGTATTCTGATAAATCAGATGCAGAGTTACGAGAAGTCATACTAAAAATAGATAATAGAGCGTCTAAAGCATTAGAACCAACTGCAGTTAGCGTAGACATACCCACAAAAAGAACTGATAACTAT